GATACTGCTGACTTTGAGATACTGCGAATGTCTTCTTCCGACTCACTAATCTTAGTTTTTATGCGATCAACAAGTTCAGACTTTGCAGTGGACATCGAGTTGATGACTCGCTGTTGTGCGTCGACCTCACTTCGAGCAAGTGTGATACGTGCCTCAGCATCCTTGATGGAATCTTTAGTCTCGTTGACACGTTCCTTCAACAGATCGTTCATGCGACTGAAGATGGTGATGTCTAGAATATCCTCGATAACCTTACGGCGATCCCATGCTTTTAGCTGCATGAATGGAACAAACGACGCTGAACCCAGAATAACCATCTGAGTGAACGACTTGTAGTTCATCCGCAGTACCTGATTTTCAAGAGTGCTTTGGTAGTCTAGCTTACTAGCATCTTGATTGATTTGCACATCGTTCTGATAGATGTAAAACCGAAATGGTTTCATCGTACGATTGATGCGATAGTGTTGAGCGCCGACCGAAAAGGTAATATCGACTTCGCAGTTTTTCTGATTGATGCTGTTGATCAGCTGCTGGTTTTTCACATTTCGGAATGGTTTACCGAATAGACCAAAGCAGACCGCATCGAGCATAGTCGATTTACCTTCGCCATTCTTACCAATAATAAGAGTGGTCGTGGATCTGTCTAAAGCAACTTCATTCCACGAATTACCAGTAGATAAGAAGTTCTTCCATTTAATATTGTGAAATACTATCATGACGTCTGATTAACTGCCTCATTATATAATGTTCTCATAAAGACTTTAACCTCTTCCTTATCTACGTTAGTTTCGACCGAATCGATATAACCATTTAGAATTTGCATCGTATCCTCCAGATTCATCTCACCACCAAGTTCACCTTCTGTGAATTCGGAGAAGTCCTCGATGATTTTCACATCAAGTGGAGAAGTATTATACAGGTTTTTTAGGAAAGAGTCAAACTTGTAAAAGTCTGTTTTTTGAGCGACGACTACACGAACATACTTGTCTGCGCAGACAGACAGATCATACTTATCATAGTCTTGCTTAGTATCATCATACTCAATGCGCATAAACATGTAGTTTGGATTCTGAATAAACTCGAGTTGACGTGTGTCGGTATCAAAGATATGGAAGCCACGTGGATCGTTGTAGTCTGACCATGTTAACTCATACGGATTACCGAGATAGTAAATCCGATTGTTATTCGAGCGATGATGGTAGTGACCACTAAAGGTCATGTCAAACTTCTCAAACTCAGTCTTGGACAATCCACCATGGCTTTGAACACCACGATGCATAACAAACCCATCAATCTCAAAGTGTCCCATACAGATTTCTGCAGTGGTGTTCTTGATGAAGTCCATCGACTGTTGATAGTTTTCCGCACAGATCCAAGGCATAAACGCAATTTTAGTGCCGTCTACCTCAAGTTCAGTGGGGTCGTCGTATACGGTGATGTTTTTGTATTCTTTAAGCAGAAGATCAACAGAGTTTACGTGGTTCGTGTTCTTGTAGTATGTGTCATGATTGCCAGCAAGCATATGCATGGACATACCGTTTTCCAAGATTGGATCAAAGAACATATCTCGTGAACGCTTCAAAGTATTGAAGTTTATAAACTTGCGTCGATCAAAGGTATCCCCAAGGTTTAGGATCGTGGTGATACCACGTTCTTTCAAAGTTGTGAAGAACGTATCTCGATAAAACTTCTCGTAGTAATCAAGAAACGAAATGTTATCGTTTCGTGCACCGAAGTGCAAATCTGTTATAATCGCTACCTTCATTCATCAGTTCCCTCATCATTCTCATCAAACTCCAATAACTCCTCGAGAGGGTTTCTTGGGACACGCACTTTCTTTAGAGCCTTCTCAGCCTTGCGACGCTCAACATAGTCGTCGAAGTCCTGATTGCTTTGTAGAAAGTCCAGATACTGGTTGCTGTATAGATTATCGCTGTCATGTTCTTGCACGTCAAACTGATCCATTGCCATTGCTTGAATCATTTTGTTGCGAACATACATCTGCTTCTTCTCCTTCATGATGCGTCGGAGAAATGCGTAGAACGTGATTTGGGTGAAGTATGAGAAAGGATTGCTCGACTTTTCTGGGTCGAAGTTTCTCAGATACAGAATGCAATTTTCTACGCCATCGAGAATCATGTCCTCACGAAAGCTGTAGTTTATAAAATTTGCTTTGTATGATAAGTGAGTTGCGATCTTGAGTAGGCATGTACCAATATAATTGTTGATACGAGGTACGTCAAGTCCAGCTTTCTCAGCTGTGGCACACTCTTCGCGGTAAGCTACAAGTGCTGCAAAAAACTCTTTGTTATCCACATAGTGGATCTTTTTCTTAGGTGCCATGGTGGCGTTCGCTCCTGTCGTCTTAGACGCTATTTCATAGTAATCAATGTAACCAGTATACCTCAGCTTTTCTTGCGAGCAAAGTCCAACTCTTTTTTAAAATAAGTTGCCTTGCAAGTTTGACAAAGGTATAGTAGTCAGTGTTAGGGTTGATGTTAGATAGATTAGTGTACTGTTGTTCCTTTGGGCAACTCTGTCATCTCCTCATCCCAGTCTCCATCCTCGTCAGAGAAACGATCGATCAGACCTTGGATTCGTTCTGCCATCTCTGCAGAATCATAACCAGCTTCTTCGGGAGTCTCCACCAGCTTTTCTTGATCTCTGTATAGATTTAGGTAGAATGGACGAGCATGCTCCGAGAGATCCTTCAAAAACATAACGTCTTGCTCTCTGAAGGTAAAGACTCGATCATCAGCAAAGCTACAGAAGGCATTAGCTGTGATGGTCTCTTCAACTCTATCAGAACGAACCATCTTAGGGAATGACCTCAGAACGAATGGATATTCAACAGTGATCTCTTCATCACCAATATCACGTAGAACAGCAACGAGCTGCTCACCAGTAATGAGTTTAAATGTCACGATCCTATCAGCTTTTGTTATCATAAATTCACTTCCACAATTTTGTAGTCAAACTTTTCTTCGGTATAGGTTTTTACCCTCTCCGCGAAGTGATTTAGGGTATGATTTTTCCACGCTTTCCAGTGAAGATCATCGGCGATGTCGTAAAGGTCACAAGACTCTTTACCTTCCTTCAATCGCAAGCCACGTCCGATAGACTGCAGATTGCGGATCTTAGATTTAGATGGGCTGGCGAAGATGATGTTTTCGATAGAAGGAATATTGATGCCAGTAGAGAAAGTTCCAAAAGAAGCCACAATGATATTATCATCAGTGTCAGTGGCGATACTCCTAATTTGTTCTCTTTTGGAAACGATAGTTTCCCCAGATACCAGAAATACTTTCTTCCCATCAGCTTTCTCTTCAATCATTTCGTATAGTGGTATACCGTGTTTCTTAACATATTGGAACAACACCAGAGTATTACCCTTCAAGTCGCAAGCAAGGTTTCTAATAAACTTATTGCGAGCATCATTAGAAACAAGAAAGTTCATTTCATCCTGATACTGATTGTTCTTTCGTCCTTGTCGCGTCACATCATCATACTTCATCAACACGCACGTTATATTTAGCTTACTCACACGACCTGAATCCATGAGAGCCTTTGTAGTGGTGACTCGATGAACAGGTCCAAACACGCCTTCGAGCGCTAGCTTGTGAATCTTTTTATTGTCCAGAGTTCCTGTCGTGCCGATACGATGTTTGACATCGGTCATCTTTTCCATAACCTGTGTCAGAGACTTCGCTTTAAACTGATGAGCCTCGTCGCCAAAGATAACGTCAAACTGATTGAACCATGCCTTGGGTTGTTTGTAGATAGATTGCCATGTGGTGATCAAAACCTCTTTGGTGAAGTCTTTGGTGAAACCGCTGTAAAGTTTCTGAACATGGTTTTGAACCTTCCATCCGTTGCGACTGGAGTAGTCAGCAAAGTCCGCATACATCTGCTCAACGAGCGAGGTTGTTGGAACGATTAGGATGATCTTTTTACCAAACGACAGATGCCAGTGCATAGCTGTGTAGATAATAAAGGATTTGCCTGAGGCAGTTGGGGAAAGAAGTAAAGTGCGATCTTCATTGATCGCTTTATGCACAGCCTCGAGCTGATAGTCACGAATCTCAATAGGAGTTCCACGACTGCTAGGTTCAAGAGCCTTTGCAAACTCCTCAACCTCATCAAGAGAAATACCGTGGAAGGTGCGAACGTCGTTTAGATATTCAACCTCATACCCTCGGTCATGAGAAAACTTTTCTACATATGTGCAAAGTCCAGCGTAAAGAGTCTTACGCATGCGATCATACATGCGAATCTTACCGTCCCAAAGACGTTGCCGAAACATTGGAGTGTATCTTGCTCCTGGAACTTCATACGTGAAGAAGTCTGCCAGCTCCTGCTCGATGCTAGCCTCGCTGTAGATA